ATCAGCGATCTGATACGTCAAATCGATTTGGATTCATCGAGAAAATATCAAAACAGACCACTCGAGGTTGAGGCCGAGAGAGCATTAGAATATGCTTACAAAAATTCATAAAAATGGTTGACATTCGTTTAGAATCAGTATATTCTATATTTGTAAGGAACGAAAGGAACTCACTATGATGGTTGTTCAAGTTCAAAACCGCTTCGGTGACATAGTTGGTGTGATGACTCAAGAAACTGCTCTGTCCATTTATCAGTTTTTAGACGAGTCTCGCGTTCGTCAATCTCTTGAAACAAATCGTCGTGCAATAGGCTATGCCAAAGATGGCTGTGCCTATCACGTTGTAGTTTGTGGTTGACATTCGTTTAGAATCAGTATATTCTATATTTGTAAGGAACGAAAGGAACTCACTATGACTCGCACTTCTGCTTATCAGTTTACCGTTCGCATGATCGATGGTAAAGTTGCTCCGTCCGATCAATCAAAAGTTGATGGCCTGCGAACTGTGGTCAAACTCGGAAACTCTGCTTTTGGTTTTACAAAATATGTAAAGCTGCAGGGGCGTCTCGGCGAAGACAATCCTAATGCTTGGAAGTACATGCGCCGTTATAAAGGTGGTATTTATGGCAACCATCAGTGTATTCGTCTTGCTGATGCGGCTACTGCCGATGTTTACATTTATGATCGTTAATCTATGAGGTATTAAAAATGACAGATGATCGTTACGCTATTGAAGTACTTAACGAATGCGCTGATCTAATGCGACGAAAAGGCGCTGCATATAATCGTATTCCACAGGCAGAATACTATCCAAACGGTCTTCAAGATATCTGGGTTATGATGCATCAGAAAATGACTCGTATTCGGTCTCTTCTTGCGGAACCCGGTGAAAACGATTTTGAGTCACTTGAAGATTCTGCTCGTGACCTGATCAACTACGCAGCGTTTTTTTGTGAATACGCCGAAGGCAAGATGGACGGACAAAATGCAAAAGAATAAGAAGGCGTTAGGCGATCTTGCAGAAAGACTAGTATTCAATTACTTCAAGTCTAAAGGTTCTTCAGTCGAGTTTTCAACTAATAAATACGATAGTCAAAAAGATCTGATTGTTGATGGAAAAACAGTCGAAGTAAAATTCCAGACAATCTATCACTTTTTCAAGAGCTACTGCTTTGGCAACAATAAAATCAAAGCTTTTACTGTTCCAATTACAGTTGGTTCAAATAAACTAGCACAAAATCAATTGGACAAGTGTTTGAACGTTGATAGATGGATTATTGTTCAGAATCCATCTGACAGGCTTCGAGAAAAAACAATCAAGATTTGGGAAGCACCACCCTTAGGTGAGAGGAGATTTGGTTTTTCTCTAAACTCTAAAGACATGCGTATTGTTGCTGGATTTCCTCTCTCAACTTTCAATCTTTTGGTTGACATTGACGACAAACCACTATACAATAAAATCAAAAGCTTAGACTTTTCAAAATTTTCATAGAGACTAAATAATGAGTCAAAAAATCAAGATCATCGCTGGACCGTGTCAACACGAGTCTCTTGAGCACTCGATGATGATTGCTCAACACTGTAGCGAGGTATGCGAAAAGCATGGTGTTGAATACATATTCAAAGCCAGTTTTGATAAAGCAAATCGTACTCATGCCGACAGTAAACGCGGCATAGGAATTGATGAAACGCTTGATGATTTCGATGACATGAAAGCTGAATTTTATGGACGTCTAAAGATCTTGACGGACATACATGAGTATTATCAAGCGTATGATGTTGCAAAAGTTGTGGATGTAATTCAAATTCCTGCATTTCTTTGCCGTCAAACAGACTTGATTGAAGCTGCTTGTAATACTGATTGTGTGGTCAACATCAAGAAAGGTCAGTTTCTTGCACCGTGGGATATTGAAGGAATCCTGAGCAAAACAAAACATGCAAAGGAAGTATGGATTACAGAGAGAGGTACATCTTTTGGATATAATAATCTTGTGGTTGACTTTAACGGTTTACAGTATATGTTGGATACTTATGATACACCGATTGTATTCGACGCGACACATTCTGTTCAACAACCTGGAGGACGAGGACATTATTCTGGCGGTAATAGCTCCTACGTCCCTGGGCTGTGCAGGGCTGCTTCTGCTTTGGGCGTTAGCAATTTCTTTTTAGAGGTTCATGATAATCCAACCTCAGCGCCTTCAGACGGAGCTAACATGCTACATCTGAAAGATTTTGAAGAAACCGTAAAAGGAATTTTGAAGCATGCATATGACAATCAATGACGTTAGTCAACACTTTATTGACGAACTGCGTAACGAAAACTTTACGACTGATCGAACCGGAGCTCAAACGATCGAACTTCTCGGCGCTTCGTTCATTGCCGACGAACCAGCAATTTTTGGTACTCCAAATGAAGACTATATTCGCAAAGAAATTGATTGGTATGAAAGTCAGTCAACGAACATCTTTGACCTTGATGCTAATCCACCAGAAGCGTGGAAATACACAGCAAACACCCATGGCGAAATCAATTCAAACTACGGTCACCTAATTTTTTCCGACAAGTATTTCACTCAGTACTATCAGGTTGCTGACGAACTCATTCGTAATCCGGATAGCCGCAGAGCAATTATGATCTATACTCGTCCTTCAATTTGGTACGAGTTCGATGAAAATGGAAAGAATGATTTCATTTGTACTAACGCTCATACATACTATATTCGCGAAAACAAACTACACGTTGTCGTACAAATGAGGAGCAACGATCTAATCTTTGGGTATCGGAATGATTACGCTTGGTCTAAGTATGTACTTGAGTCTCTTCAACGAGATTTAAAATCCTCATTAAATGTTGAGCTTGGCAATATTTATTGGCAGGTTCAAAACCTTCACGTGTACTCTCGTCATTTCCATCTGGTGAAATGATGACGGAGAAATGGGATCTGCGCTTTCTTAGACTTGCAAAAGAAATCTCGACTTGGAGCAAAGATCCTTCGAGTAAGATAGGTGTTGTGATCGTCAATGATGATCGCCGTGTTCTCGCGACTGGATACAATGGCTTTCCTCGCGGTGTTGAAGATACATCCGAGAGGCTAATTGATCGAGAACAAAAGTATCCTCTCATCATACATGCTGAGCTCAACGCTCTCTTGAACGCGTTGTATAGTGGCGTTTCGGTAAAAGACGCAACCCTTTATGTCTATGGTCTACCAGTTTGTTCTGACTGCGCGAAATCTGTCATTCAATCAGGCATCAAGCGAGTGGTTCTTCCTCAGATCGAAAATGCTCCAGAAAAATGGAGAACAGCTTGGGCAAACATGTCTGAACCCATGTTCAAAGAAGCTGGTGTTGCAATTCAAAAAGTTGAATTCGAGTGAGACAACATGGACAAAAAAGTCTTGATAATTGGCCAGAATCCAGGAAACAATCCAAAGGCGTATCATCACCGCAACCACACAATCGATAGACTGAATCAATGGGCGTCAGCGCTCGGAATCCAGCATTATGGATTCGTCAACGCCGTGAGCAAATCTGGAGAGTGCAAGATACAAGACGCTGACTTTGATTTGATCGAAGCCTGCGCTTCAACACACGATAAAGTGATTGCACTTGGTTCTTTTGCAAGCGCATGTCTCGCTCGTATAAGTATCTCACACTACAAATTGCCGCATCCTTCACCGAGAAATAGATTGGTGAACGACAAAGCGTTTGTGAAAAATGTTTTAGATGAATGTAAGGAATATATTCAATGAAAAATATATCAATCATTATGGCTCGAGGTGTTGAAGGTTGTGGCGTGACGAAATACACTGTTGAGCAGGTGAAATGGCTACGTAAAAATAGTTACAACGTAAAGGTATACGCATCAAAAGATAAAAACTACTCACGTAAAAATGCGCATGACCTCGGCGAGTTTGATTGGTTCAAGTTTGCTCAAGACGAACTCATCGACAAAATGATCGAAGAGTGTAACAACAGCGACGTAGTCATCATCAACTCTTTGCCGTCACGCGACACTGGTCGAGGAAAAGGCTCTGGTGCTGAAGCTGTAGAGAACTGGAAGCGCGCTCTAGCGAACATCAAAACACCTAAGGTCTTGATTCAACACGATCATACAGTATATTCGGTAAATCGCAATGGCGCTCTCGAAGAAGCAGTCGATGCAGCAGACATCATTTTTGTTCATTCAACTAATAACGATTTCTCGACGTATGTAAAAAAACATACAGGTGATACAGGATTAGCCGAGTTTTTTGGTGGTGATCAAGGACCAAAAAAGATTTTTCCGTTCCAACCGGGTATTGACTTTGATGGAACACGATCACTGTATTGGAAACCAATCGAAGAACAAGACTCAAAGCACCACAAGTGGATCGGCAGGACAACTTCGTGGAAAGGTTACAATCTCATGTTCGAGTGGCATAACACCAACGCCTCGAAAGAAGGTTGGTTGACCACGTTCGAAGGAATCGAGAAATCACCTGCTTGGCTCGGCTTCAAAGAGCTCAGTGACTTTTATGACGAACTCGCGAATCATCCCAATGACGTTGACTTGTCTTCTCGTTATGGAGAGAAAGCAACTGTCTTTAGTACATTCATCAACGATGAGCTTATGCATCGCATGTCGCGTGTTGGGTTTGGCTATCAGCTGAGCATCCTAAAGCCAAAATACATCGAGCGCTCAATCGAATACACACACCAAGAAGTCGTAGCAGCAGGT